GCCGACTACGAATTGTCGTTCGAGGATGGTGCGCGGCTGCGCGGGCGCTTCCTCGTCCAGCGGCTCGATTTTTCGGGCGATTTCAATGGCGAGCGCAATTACACGATCCAGCTCGAAAGCTCGGGCGCGGTCGCGCCGGTATGACCCCGGAACAGGTCCGGGGTGACGCACCCAATCCGCCCCACAACCCCCTGCGCGGGGAAGCGGCAATCCGTATCGCGGGCGAGGTGCGAACCTTGCGCCCCAGCTTCGCCGCGCTGGTTGCCGCCGAGGACGAACTCGGGCCGCTGTTCGCGCTGGTCGAGCGTGCGGGCAATGGCGAGCTGCGCCTCACCGAGATTGCCGCGCTGTTCTGGCACTGCCTCAAAACGCGCGACGGCCTGACCCGCGAGGCGGTGGGCGAGGCAATCCTCGCAAACGGTCTCGCCGCCAGCACCAAGCCGCTGCGCGCGCTGCTCGCCGCGATCCTGCAGGGCCGCTGATGAGCGATTTTCGTTCGGGCGTGCCCCCGCTCGCCGCACTCGCCGCACAGGCTCTCGGCTGGCCGCCCGATGCCTTCTGGCGCGCCACCCCTGCCGAGCTGGCCACTGCTCTCGGGCCCATCGCCCCGCAGGCGGAGGGTATGTCCCGCAGCGATCTCGAAACCCTGATGGAGCGCGACGCACATGCCTGATTCTGTCGACGAACTGCTGATCGATGTGCGCGCGAGCACGCAAGGTTTCTCCGAGGATATCGCACGCATGCGGCGCGACCTCGACTCCGATCTGGTCGTCGGGTTTTCGCGCGCGGGCGATGTGCTCGAACGCAGCCTTCTCTCGGCGATCCGCCGTGGCAGCCTGGGCTTCGAAGATCTGCAAGCCACCGCCAGCAAGGCGATCGACCGGATTGCGGCGCAGGCGCTGAAACTCGGCTTCAGTCAGCTCTTCGGCCCGACCGATCCGGTCGGTCGCCTTCTGGGCACCTTCGTGGGCGGCATCCTCGGCCTGCCGGGACGGGCGACCGGCGGCCCGGTCAGCGCCCAGCGCGGCTATCTGGTCGGCGAGCGCGGGCCCGAACTGTTCGTGCCGCCCGGCGACGGGCGCGTGGTTCCCCTCGCGCAAGATGGCGGAGCCAGGCGGGTGGACGTTTCCATCCAGCTCGCCGCGCCTGCCGGGACGAGCGCGCCGGTGGCACTGGAAAGGTCGAGCCGCCAGATCGCCGCCGCGGTGCGCCGCGCGATGGAGAATTCGTGATGTCCTACTGGCTTGCCTCCCGCCGCAGGGGTCAGGAGCACGACCATATCCAGCGGTTCGATCCGCGCTTCTGGACGGTCAACTTCCCGCGCCCGATGATGGCGAGCGTGGTCACCACCGCGCCCGACGCGCTGCGGGTGACCTGCGAATTCCACCACCAGGGCGCGTTGGCGGGGCTGATCTGGGAGAGCGAGGACAGACTCGATCATCCGCTCCACGCCTATGCGACCGATCGCGACTACGCGCACACGATCCTCTCCTTCAGGTGGCGCAGCGGGGGGCTGATCCCGCTCGACGCGGTCAATGGCCCGACGCTGACCATCGAGGGCCGCGATGCAAGCGGCGCAGCACGCGCGTGGTATGTCCGCCTGTGGAATTATGCGGAAGGGTCGCCCGAGGATGCGGTGGTGACGCTGCCGTTCTCGAGTCTGGAAAGCGGCTTCTCCCTTCCCGGCGCGCCGATTTACCCGTCGGATATCGACCGGATGTTCATCTCGCTTGTTCCGCCCGGCTTCATACCCGGCAGCGATGATCCGTTGCCTGAGCAGGCCGATGGCTGGGTCGAGATGAGCAATATTGCCTGCGACGGCGCGCGCGCGATGCTGGAGATCGGCGACTCCATGCTGCCCGAGCATGGCGAGCAGATCGCGACCGCCTACGACGACTGTTTCAACCAGACCCCCGCGCGGCTGATCCGCCAGATTCGCCATCTCGGCTATCGTGGACGCGTGGTCCACTATGTCGGGATGAGCCACTATTTCCGGCTCGAACCGCTCGGCGGCGGGCATTATGTCAGCCTGGCGGGCGGCGTGCTCAACGATGCCTGCGCCGCGTGGCATCGCGCTTTCGCCAGAGAGGCGCGCGCAGTCGGTTTCGAGCCGATCTGGTCGCTGTCCTACGAAGTGCTCGACGCGCATTGCTGGAACGACTGGAAGCAGCGCAGCGCCGATGGCGCGCCCGCACAGACCGGGTGGGAGCCGCCCTCCGCGCTGCTCTCGCCTGCGCATTCAGGCGCGATGAGCTACCTGCGACAGGTCGCGGTCGCCTTCGTGCAGATTGCGTGCGATGCGGGGCTGCCGGTCCGCTTCCAGATCGGCGAGCCGTGGTGGTGGGTGATGCCGGGCAGCTTCGCGCCATGCCTGTACGACGATGCTGCGCGCGCTGCCTTTGGCGGCGATCCGCCTGTGATCGCCGATATGCGCGCGAGCCTCGATACCGCGCAGACCGACCTGCTGGACGAAGCCGGGGCACTCCTCGCCGCGTCGACCGCAGCTCTAACGCAGGCGGTGCGCGATGCGGCTTCGGGTGAAGCGGAGGTGCTGCTCCTCGCCTTCACGCCCACGATCCTCGACGGTCAGATGCCCGAGCTGGAGCGCGCCAACCTGCCGGTGGGTTGGGCCTACCCGGCGTTCGACCGGCTGCAGCTGGAAGATTACGACTGGCTCACCGCCGGTGCCGAGGCACGCCGCCGCGCAGCCTACGCGCATGTCGACGCGCGGCTCGGCTACCCGGTCGACCGGCAGGATTATTTCGCGGGCTTCGTGCTCTCGTCCGAGGACGCGCCCGCCTACTGGACCCGCATCGATGCCGCGCTCGACGAAGCACGTTCGCGCGGGATCGCGCACCGATATGTCTGGGCGCTGCCGCAGGTCGCGCGCGACGGATACACGCGGCTCGCGCCGCCCCCAAAGCCCGAGGACGACATGCAGGCATTCGACGACGTTTCCTATCCTCTCGCGCTCGGGACGGATGCCAGCGCAAGCCCCGAATTCTCGACCACGGTGCTGGTCACCGCCTCGGGGCACGAGCGGCGCACCGCGCAATGGGCCGACGCGCGCCTGCGCTTCGATGTCGGGCCGGGCATCCGCTCCGAAGACGAGCTGGCGACGCTCGCCGCGTTCTTCCGCGCGCGTCATGGCCCGGCGCGGGGCTTCCGCCTTACCGACCCCTTCGACCATTCGTCGAACGGTGCCACGAGCACACCCTCGGCGACCGACCAGCTGCTCGGCTTCGGGGACGGCGAGACCACCCGCTTCGCACTGGTCAAGCGCTATGGCGACGGGGCCGAGCCGCAGGTGCGGCGGATCACCCGCCCTCGCGCGGGCAGCGTGCGGCTGTCCGTCGACGGGGTGGAGACCGGCGCGTTTACGCTCGATCCGCTGGGTCAGTTGGTCTTCGACCAGGTGCCAGCCGACGGTGCCGAAGTGCGCGCAGGATTCCTGTTCGATGTCCCGGTCCGCTTTGCCGAAGATCGCCTTGCCTTGAGCGCGGCGGGCTTCGCCGCCGGACAGGCACCGAGTGTGCCGCTGATCGAGATAAAGGAAGCGGCATGAGCGAAGACCGGCTCGCAACGCAGGCGTTCTTCTGGCGGATCGAGCGGCGCGACGGGGTAACGCTGGGCTTCACTAGCCACGACCGCGATCTCCAGCTCGACGGCGTGGCGCTACGCTCGGCCCCAGGCATTCACCCCGCCGCGCTGCGCCTGACCACCGATATTGCGGGCGATGACGCACAGATGGACGGCGCGCTCACCCATGACGCGATTTCGGCAGACGATCTTGCGGCGGGCCGGTTCGACGGTGCCGCCGTCGATGTCGGCACGATCGACTGGCAGAGCGGCGCGGCGCGGGTGCTGTTTTCCGGCTCTATCGGGGAGACCGAAGCAGGTGCGGAGGGGTTCTCCGCGCAGCTGCGCTCGCTCAAGGCGGCGCTCGAGTTCGATCCCGTCCCGCGGACCAGCCCCGGCTGCCGCGCGCGCTTTTGCGGGCCCGGATGCAACCTGTCGCCTGCCCGCTTCACCACCGAAGCCATCGTCACAGCCATCGACGGGCCTGCCGACGCGGTCGCCTTCGCCGGGATAGCGGCGGCGGACTATGTTTTCGGTGAGGTGCGCTGGCTCGATGGGGCGGCGGTTGGATTGCGCCATGCGGTCATCGCGCAGGACGATGGGCGGCTGATACTCGATGCGGCAATCCCCCAGGGAGTGGCTGTGGGCACCCGGGCACAACTGCGCGAAGGGTGCGACCGGACCATCGCGACCTGCGCCGCACGATTTGGCAACGCGGTGAATTTTCGCGGCGAGCCCTTCCTGCCGGGCAATGATCTGGTCACCCGCTACCCATCGCAAGCCTGATGGAGCGGAATATCGCGCTCGCCCAGGCAGCGGGTGAGCTGGTCGGCACGCCGTTCCGTCTGCAAGGGCGCGATCCGGCGCACGGGCTCGATTGCATCGGCCTGGTGCTGGTCAGTCTCGGCCGAATCGGGGTCCAGCTCCATTTCCCGGCGGATTACCGCCCACGACGGCGCGAGTTCGCCATACCCGCGGAGGCATTGCGGCGCGCAGGCCTCGAGCCTGCGCTGCCTCCGCGCATGCCCGGCGATATCCTGCTGCTGCGGACCGCGCGCACGCAGCTCCACCTCGCGATAGCGCAGGACGCGACGTCGGTGATCCACGCCCATGCCGGGTTGGGCCGGGTGGTCGCCGGGCCGCTGCCCGAAAGCTGGCCCATCATCGCGACCTGGCGATTCGGCCCGCGAACTACCCCAAAAGGAGACCCTGAATGGCAACGCTGATCCTGTCCGCTGTCGGCTCGGCAGTCGGCGGACCGATAGGTGCCGCGATCGGCGCACTGGTGGGGCGAGCGGTCGATAGCAGAATCATCGGTCAGCCCAAACGCGAGGGGCCGCGCCTGACCGAACTGGCGGTCACCACCTCCAGCTATGGCCAGCCGGTCCCGCGCGTTTTCGGCACGATGCGGGTCCCCGGCAGCATCGTGTGGGCGACCGATCTGAAGCAAAGCCGCGAGACGAGCGGCGGCAAAGGCCAGCCCAAGACCACCACCTACAGCTACGCGATTTCCTTCGCGGTCGCGCTTTCCAGTCGCCCGACTGCCGACATCGGACGCGTATGGGCCGATGGAGCGCTGCTGCGCGGCATGGCGGGCGATCTGAAAGTCGGGGGGACGATGCGGCTGCACCGGGGGCTTGGCGACGAGACACCCGATCCCCTGATCGTAGCAGCCTTGGGCAGCAAGGCCAGTGCCTTTCGCGGCCTTGCCTATGCGGTGTTCGAAGACCTCGAACTGGCGAGCTTCGGCAACCGAATCCCCGCGCTCAGTTTCGAAGTGAAGGCGGGCGATGGGACGCTCGATATCGTCGATCTGATCAGAGGGGCAGGCGTCGCTCCCGGCGCTTCAGTACCACTCGATGGCCTGACCGGTTTCGCCGATGAAGGTGGCACGCGGGCCGAGCTGCTCGATCACGTATCGGGTGTGTTTCCCTTCCTTGCAGCGTCGAACGAACAGGGGCTGGGGCTCTCCCCCCTGGCAGCTACCGCGCCATCGCCCCTGCCGCCTGCGATAATCGGCAGGTTTGGCAGCGAGGGCACAGTCGCCCCGGTCACAACGCGCCGCCCGATCGGTGCGGAGGCGCCTGCGGCGCTACGCTATTACGATCCTGCACGCGACTACCAACCCTCTGTGCAGCGTGCGCCGGGTATTGGGGCGGATGGCGAAACCATCGAATTCGCCGGAGTATTCGCCGCGCGCGAAGCGCAGGGGCGTATCGCCCGGTTGCGACGCCGCGCGCTCGGCGCGCGCGATCTTCTGTCCTACCGCATCTCCGAACCCGCAGAGGCGTGCGCGCCCGGACGAGTCGTCACCCGCGACGGGGACGCGAGCGGTTGGCTGGTGCGCAGCTCCGAATGGCATTCCGACGGCGTCGATCTCGTACTCGAACGCATGGTTGCCGTTCGCGCTGCCGATTCGGTCGCGGATGCAGGCGTTGCAGCGGTCCCACCCGACACGCAGCCGGGCGAACTTCGGCTGCGCTTTTTCGAGATGCCGTGGGATGGTTCGGGCGCTGGAAATGTGGCGCAACGCTATGCCGCGGTCAGCCAGTCGGGCGCGCGGGGATCGATTGCATTGCTGCAGGTGGTGGATGATGCACTACTGCCGCTTGGGCTCGCGGCGCGCGGAATGGCCGTACAGGGCAAAAGCCTTGCCCCGCTCGCACCATCGCCTGCCCTGATCTTCGAGCCCGACGCGACGCTCAAGATTGAGCTATCTTCGACGCAGGACGAGCTTCAGTCGGTCGACGAGCGCGCGTTGCTGAACGGCGCGAATCGTCTGCTGCTCGGGAGCGAAATCCTGCAATTCCGCATTGCCGAGCCCCTCGGAAGTGGAGTGTGGCGGCTCACCGGGCTGTTGCGCGGGCGTGGCGGCACCGAACACCATGCCGCCGCAGGACATCCGGAGGGGACCGCCGCAGTACTGCTCGATCGGCACCTGCTCTCGCTGCCCGAGGGGGCATATCGCGAGATCGGTGCCGAGACGGGCCTCGCCGACTCGGCACCGATCTATGCGCAGCTTGCTTCGGAAGGGGCCACGCTACGGCCGCTCGCCCCGGTCCGCCCTGTCCGCCTGACCACCGCCGGAGACCCGGAATGGCGCTGGGTCAGGCGCGCACGCGGTGCCTGGCGCTGGCTGGATGGGGTCGACGCCCCGCTTGTCGAGGAACGCGAAGCCTATCGAGTCGGATTTGGGCCAGTCGATGCACCGATTTCGCAGTGGGAGGTGGATTCGCCCAGCTTGACCCTTCCGGCAGCGCAGTGGGCTGCTCTCGTGAGCGAATATCCCGGGGCCGGATTGTGGGTGAGCCAGATCGGCAGCCACGCGGTCTCTCTTCCCACCCAGCTTCCCGTCTGA